TGTCTGGCTGCTACGTTGAGAGCCAGCATATTTTGAAATCCTTGAGGCATGTTAATCTCCCTTATAAATAAATACTGTCGGTGAAGGCATCAGAATAAGTACCAGCACCGAACAATGGGGTGGTTTTCTTTTTATTTACTGATGTAGAACCTAACAATGGGGTGGGTTTCTTTTTGTTTGGTGTAAACAAACCTGTAATCTTATCCCAAGTCTCGCCAATATCTAAAGCATTAGGATTGTTAGAGTCTGTGTTAATCCCACCCCACCTTGTGCTTGGTGCTGCGTTAGCTGCCTCTAAATCACCATAGGCGTAGTAATTTCTTGCTGAACGCATATCACCTATATTGCCACCTGTAGAGAACAACCCAGTTAACTGATTAGTAAGATTAAATATATCGGTTAACGATTGAGTTCGCGCACCCTGTAGATTAAGTTGTTCTTGTTGAACTTGTTCCCATGCTGCTAATTGAGCGCTTTGGTCTTGTTGACCTTGAGCCTCTAATAAGGATTGTGTTCTTCCAGCACCACCAGTTGAGCCTAACATGCCTTGAGCCAGTAATCTATTCTCCAGAGACAACCTATCTTGCTCTTGCTGAGGAGCAAACATTGACCTTTGTTGCTGATACATCTCTTGTTGAGCTGCTGCTGGGTCATAGTTCTGTAATCTGTCACTATAATTAGCGTGTTGAGCAAGAAGGTCATTAAAGATGGTTTCCATCTCAGGAGAGAATGTAGCCATGCCAGAGCCATCCTCAAAACTAACACCACCTGTTGGGGACGTTAGGTTGTAAGGGTCGTACTTGGTCTTGTCAGCAAAATCTTGTGCTGCTCCTTCTAATTTTCTCTGGTTTTTATTATCCTGATAAAGATTCCAAGCGTTCTGAGCAAAATCTCCCCAGCTAAATCCAGAGTTACTAGAATTACCAGAGTTTTGTGTTTGTTGATGACTAAGATGACCTGACATAATATATCTCCTATCCTGTGCGTTTCCACATATAAATAACTATATATGGTTGTAAGTTGTTGTGTGCTGTCACCTGTGCGTGTACTGTATGAATCATTATTACTTTCAATCTCAACCCTAGCTGTTGTTTCAGCACCCGCAGTGTAAACCTTAGAGTTATCAATGAATATCTGATTTGTGTAGTAATCATCAAAACCAATATTAGTGGTGTGGTCGTGTTCTGGCATTTCAGCCTCTGTCAAGGTGTGAGTCTCAGAACCGCCTTCAGCTCCTGCGGAACTAAACGTACCACTTGATGCCTTACCTACTAGAACTTTGCCTTCACCAAAGGCTGCCCACGTACCGAAGCCTAACCTAGTGCTATCGCTTGGTACTGTTGAGGTTGTTGATGTGTAGATTGAGCCAATTGGATATATAGCCGCAATGACAGTTCTCACAAACTCGGTGGTTGCTACCTTGGCAGCAGAGGGTGAAGATGCAAGGGTTATTGTGCTTGCTGAGAACGCCTCACATTAACATCTGCCTTTGAATTGATTGCTGTCTGGACAGTGGTAAACTCTGTATTAAAGTCTACCCCTGAGATGACCTTGGCTACGTTTGAATCCGATAGAGCGTCTTTGTCAGACCACGATACCGCTAATGTGTAATTACTCATAATATTCTCCTATCGAATCTTTCCTTGTTTGTGTAATAAAGTTAAAGTCTGTAGGGATGCGTCAAACCCATTACTCTCTATATCTACCGCTATTTTTATATTCTTCGCACTGCCTGTAAGTGATGTTCTATATTCCCTCAGTCCATAGATAGGGGCATAGGTGGAGGCATTAGCGTGAAGTGTGGCGTTGTGTCCACCACCAGCGTGTTCGCCTCCAGCATTTGTAGCACCATATAAAGAACTGGGTGCTCCCCATAATGACACCGTTCCAGTGGTTATAGGATTCAAAACTATAGAAGTTGTTTTAGATGGTATAGGACTAAAATCCTTATACCACTTTATACCCATTGTCGCACCAGAACCACCTTCAAGAACCATAAACAATCTCTTTAATAGAGATGCCGATACAGATTCACCTAAGTTTATCCATACTGTTTCAAATGTGGCAGTATAAGAGAAATCTGTATAGTCAGATGCACCCTCTAAATCAGTATCATAATATTTCTCATACCCAGCAAGACTACCATCTTGTTGTCCTACCAATAATCCATATGTATCTGTATACGCCAAACTTGCTGGTTCTCTATCACTATCAAAAGACCAAGTAGTTACTCTAGGTCCACCATTAGGTGTCAGGTGTTTAAAATCGAACACATAGTTTATATTCTTGTCTACAAAAGACATTAAATATACACCTTCATTCTCTATATAAGAAGATTTAACATTAACGCTATTACTTATATCTCTTATTAGTCTATCTTTAATATTCAGAGATAAGTCGGTCAGCGGAACTTTATCCTTCTCTGTAGTACGGGCTAAAGACCTAAGACCGGTAGAAGATAGGAATACTAAATCATCACCTATATATTGTATGGAATCTCTAGCGATACATCCGACTCCTCTGATAACTTCATTGAGTCTCATACTTCCTATTACATCTGGACTCTCATATATAGCTATATTCTTCTTGCCAAATATTGCAAGCTGACCATAAAAAGGTGCTATTGCTATTACTTCATCCGCTCCCCAGACATTCTTTAAATCGAAAGAACCTCCGTTTGAAGCCGCATTTGCTGATGTAGTTCTAAAGTCATCACTATCTAAAAGAGTAGAATAATGTACTACATCCTTTTCTTCTGCAACTCCTCCCACCCACATACGACCATAGAAACCAACACCACAACTAGGCTTGAATTTATCTGAAGTTACTGTAGCTGGTCTATGTGCATTACTATATGCTGCCCATTTTGCACCAGAACCTAAAGAACCATCATATCTCTGTGGTACTATACCGGAGTGAAAAGCATTTAGCCTACCATTAAAGTTTACAAACTGCCAGTCACCTGTTGAACTTCCTACAGTATGTTTAACATCAGCACCACTACTAGGAAAAGCTGAGGCGGGTGAAGTAAAATCTACTGTATATATACTCGTACCATAACTAGCAAATATCTTATTAATCCCTTGGTCATTATGCTCTATCAGAGAACCTATCGCTGTACCACTAGGAGCAACTTTCTGTTTCAAGCCTTTCCTGAAAGATATCCTTCCATTCTCTCTTAGGACTATATTCTCAGCCTTAGTCAGCCAAGTATTATCTAGAGTCGCAGGATTATCCTGTGTATTTAGACCGTTGATACCTAAATTAGTAAGGGATTGGTATGTTAATCCTTTTGCCATTATAAGACGAACCAGTCCGTTTCATATTGAGCATTACCACCATCAATCATAATTGCTTGATTGAGTGAGTTTGTAGCTTCTTGAGCTGCTATAGATGATTGTGTTCCACCATCTTCACCTCGCTCTGCGATAGCTCTCGCCCAAGCTCCGAGAACAACGGGCTTACTAGGTATCTTTATAACCGTATCAGCCTCAGTTAATTCATCTTGATACTTCACAATATCAAATGATATCGTTTGAGCCGCTATAGGTATAGGGGATAAATCTACCTTTAGGTTATTAGAAGCATCTGCACCATTGAATCCGTAGTAGGTGGGCTCACCTGTTGGGTCATTAGGATACATAATGCTATTCAAATAATGTCTAGTTACCTGTGTCAATTGATAGCCAGTAGAATTATTCACTACGTCTAATACTTTAAACTCCTGACCAGAATTCAGATTTAGCTACAGTATCTATATTAACAGTCTGTCTTAATAATAACCAATCGTGGTAAGACTCTACACTTCTTTTAGTGTCATTAACCAAAGAGCCAATCACTTTTTGATAATCAGTTATAGTAGAAGAATCATTAATGTTTCCAGACCAATCCGTAGTAATGGTTTCTTCTCTAAGTCTTATTAATACTTCGTTTATGAGTTCTCTAAATGTCATTATTGTTTCCTTTTGCTAATTTATCTATTCTTTACAATTGAAGAACCAAAGTACATACCCACGACTGCTAAGATTGCGTGTCCAAGCCACTCTGGGGTCACAACGCCATTGAGTTCAATATATTCTGTAACTGTATTAGTGAAGTCCAAAAAGAGGAACTTAAATCCAGAAGTAACTTCTACACCGACAGTAGTCGTCTGCCCAAATAGTGGTGCTAGTAAGATAAAGCCAGCCATAGCCATAAAGGAGATAACCAAGAAGCGTCTAATCCAGTTA